AGCACAGAAAAAATTTTTACTAAAGATGTTTATACACAAACAGGTCCTGTTACTTTTGATTTTGTGCCAACTAAAGTTAGAGGATATCTAGATCCTAAAAGTGGTCTTTACAAAACTTATGAAGGTAAAAATATTAATCACCTAGGTATAGAATTTCCAACTATTGCTGGTGCTTTGTTAGATAAAAATTTTGGTAAAGGTCCTCAACCTGGAGATATTAAAGGAACTTTTACTGATGGTTTAGATTCAGGAATAGAAAATATTAAGACAGGTCTAGAAGATGAAAAAGATAAATTTCTTGAATTTTTAAATATAGATAGAGCTAAAGCTTTTTTTAAAAACAGAAGAGAAAATAAATTACGAGAAGAAATAAAGACAAATAATGACCAGGCCATCGTTGACGCCGCTGCAGCCACAGCAGCTGATCAAGGTGGTGAAGGAGCTGTTTTTCAAGATCCTGTAACTACTAGCGGTGGTGACACATATGCACCTGGTGATTATAGCGCTGTTGCAGGAACATTAGGTGATCCTCGAGAAAAAATGGATTATTATAATCAAGGTGGAAGAGTAGGTTTAAACTATGGAGGACTAGCAAGTCTGTTAGGCCGAGAAGGTTTTAAAAAAGGTGGAAGACAAGATCCAATGGGTGGAACTATGGAACAAACTGCTCAGGAA